CTCGATCTTTGCGCGGACCTTCTTGAACTCCATCGGACCGCCAAGGCGAATACCGCCGTCGTCGGACACTTCCGTGCCGAACTTCTTGACGTACAGCGGCTCGAGCGCGCGATCCGGCAGCGCGTACTTATAATGAACCGGGCGCTTCTCATCACCCTCACCAATGAACCGCCGACCGGGGTCGCCCTTGCTCTTGGATTCGCGATACGGAATGACGAGCTCACCACCGCTGCCATCACGCTTCGTCGGCGTCCACTCGAAACCGATCAACGTGAAGAAGCGGCGGATCGGATCATAGAATGGATCGCGCGTCGTCGGGTCCGCGCGCCAGTTCTTCATGACCCACTGCAAGCGCACCATCTCCTCCTCGGTGGGCTTGTAGCTCGGGTAGCCATCACGGAACGACGAGTCCGTGATCTTGTGCATCAGCGGCTCGACGATCGAGCGATAGTACGGATTCTTGCGCCACTTCTCCTCGAGCCGCGTACGACGCGCTTCGTCGGCCATCAGCTCTTGCAGGATATCGGCGTTGGCTTCTTCGCGTGCCTCGGGATCAGCGAGCTTCGCCTTGAAGTCGCCGAAGTTGCGCAGTTCCGTCACCTGCTGGTGCGATTCGGCACGGAGCAGACGACCCATCACGCGAGCAAAATCTTCCGCCGGCATGCGGATCGCGTTGCTCAAGAATTCATCGAGGCGCTCCATCTCATTGATGATGGGCTTGCCTTTGTTCCCCGACTTGTGCATCGCGGAACCAAACTGCAATAGAAACCGGAAGTAAGCGCGGCCGTGAATCATATCACGCGCGCGCTCCGTCAAATCCCCTTCTTCCGTGCGCTCATTCGCGATCTTCGCAAACTTGTCGTTTTGAAGTCTGTCAAGGAACCCGGCACTACGCCGCAGCGTCTTGTCGAGGTGCTCGCGAACGCGTCGCGCTTTCGCTTCACGCTGAATGCGATCCGACGCCGCCTCGTCCTGCGGGATCGTATCGGCCGCGAGCACCTGCGTGTCGAACTTGCTCTTGCGGCGCTGAATCTCCGGGCGCCCCTTCAGACCAGCCGACGTCTTCGTAATCGGCTTCGACTGCGCCTTACCACCGTACATCTTGCGCCGCACGAGCGATGCAACGCGCTTCACAAAGCGCCGCTTCATGCTCGGCGCAACGTGCCGCGACACGATGTAGTCGTACAGCCGCGCACCGCGCATGCGTTTGCGGTCGGCGGGCGGAACGAACTTCTGCGCGAATGCTTGGAGGTTCTCAACTTCGGACGTGAACGGCACCGTCGTCTCGTGGCCTTCTTGCACGCGACCGGTGAACCACGACGCTGCGCTCTTGAACGCGGTGTCGAGCTTGTCGTCCTTCAGCGCTGCAATCTGCGCATCGGTGAGCGCGCCGAGCTCGTCGGAACTCAGTTCACCCTTGACCGATGCTGCACCCTCCTGACCAAGGAGCGTGATACCCGGCTCGTCGACGTCTTCCGCTCGCTTCGTCGCGGCAACGCGCGCCTCGGAATGCACCTTCTTGACAGCCTCTGGAGCAACACGCGCCGCAGCTTCCACATAGCGCGCTGCTTTTCGTGTCGGCTTCGCCCGCTCACGGACTTCGCTGAGCTCTTGGAGCACTTCCGTCTTCCGCTTCTCGGCATCTGCGCGTCGCGCCTCCGCAGCGTTGATTCGATCGGACCGATCTTTGCGCCACTTCTGCGCATCGGCGTCCTGCGTCGTACCCTTGAATTTCTCATCGCGCGCAGCATCGGCTTCGCGCCCAGCGAGCGCGCTCTCGAGCTCAATGTCGACGAGCTTGCTGAATCGGTTCGCGTAACGAACACGCTCACGCTCATCTTTGAACTCGAGCGCATCAGGCGGATAGAACCCGCCGACTCGACGCTGTTCGGCAGGGGCGGATTCGCGCACGGCCTGGCCAATCAGCCGAGCTGCGGCCTTCGTCGGGGACGTTGCACCCTTGGCGACGCGGCGCGCGGTCTCACGAGTGCCGAGCTGCTCAACGGGCGCCTCGCTGGGCGTCGTGGCCGTAGCTTGGCGCACGAGTGTGGAAACTTCGTCTTGCTTGGCTTTACGGGCCTCGAGCTGCTTGCGACGTTCGCTCTTTTGCTGCTCCTGCCCCAAACGCATCTTGCGACGCCGTAGCGCCGCCGGCGCCGAGAGCACCTGGATGTCGAAGTTCGGGTAGCGCTTTTCCCACAGCTCCACCAAAGCGTCAGCTTCGGCCTCGGGAACCGCACTCTCCTGCACGACGTTGCCAGCCTCATCCCGACGCTGCACGACGACGCCTGCGGCCGGCTTACCGGCACCTGCGCCCGTGGCCAGGCCGAGAATCTCCTGCATGTCGCCGCCCTGCTCACGGAGCTGCAGCAGCGAGTCGGCCACCTGGCGATCGCGGGCAATCAGGACGCCGCCCTTACCGTCGAAGTCGTCGAGCACCACGCCGCGCTCGAGGAACTGCTCGAGCTGGCCGTTTTGGCGCAGGGTTTCCACATTGTCGGGGGCCAGGTACACCGCCTCGCGGTCGGCCTCGGGCCGTTCCATTTCCTGCACCTGCGCCATAAGGTCGGCGACAGGTTCGGCGCTCGGGGTATCCGGCACGCCGCGCGGACGGCCGAAGATCGTCTCCTGCCGGGGGTCCTGGTAGCGGCCACCGGGCGGAGTCAAATCTGGCGCATAGTCGACGGGAGTCGGCTGTTGTGCGCCACTCGTGTCCTGTTCGAACCCGCCACGGACCCGCCGTGCCAGGGGGAGCTCTTGCTGGCCGGCCGGAATCGCCGGAGCGCTGCGCTCACGCGGAGGCGGCTGCTGGAGGATCGTGGCCTGCGGCATCGCCCCGAAGGTGCCTTGACGGCCGCGCTCGGCGAGCTCACCGGGCTGCGGGAGGTACATCTCCTGCTGGCCGGCCTCTACCAGCGCCGCGCGCATCTCGGGCGTTACGCCGCCCGGAGCGTCTTCCACGACGATGTTGCTGTTCTTGACGCGGCCGGGGGGCGGCGTGAGCGTATCATCGGGGTTCGGACCGAACACGCTCTCGAACGACGCCGGGCGCGGGCCTCGGGGTTCGGCAGGGGCTGCTCCGGGTGCGGGCGGAGCCTCGGGGCGTGGACCGCTTCCCAACAGGGCGGAGAAAGCACCGCCGGTTAGACCGCCGATCAAGAAGCCTTGGGCGCCGCTCTCGAGGACGTCATCCCACGGCGTTCGCTCGGGGTCGTACGCATGTGCTGCAACGTTGGAGACGTACTGCTCCACGGCCGACTGCGGCGCCTCTTGCGCACCCTCGGCGCCGGCGCCGACCAGAAACCGCCGCGCGATCGGGGCGCCCTCGGCGGAGAACACCGGCTCGAGGTAGCGACCAGCGGCGGCGGAGATCGCGCCGATCGTAAGACCGGCGAGCAGCGGAGCGTTGTTCTGCGCAGCTGCGATGAGCTTGTTCCGGGCGGTGGCCGGGTCGTGCCCTTGATCGAGCAGCTGTTGGAAAATCGGGGACTCGGCGCGGAGCTCGTCGTCCGTCATCGACTCGATTTCGGAGGCGATGTTGTTGGCCACACCGCCCATCGACAGCGCGCCTTCCGATGCACCGATGTAGGCGACGGCGCCCGGCGTCATACCCGCCTTGAACCAGCGTGCGGCCGGCAGGAGCGTAACGAGGGTGGCGGGAAGCGCCTGCGTGAACTGCAACGCGATCGACTGCAACGTCTCACCGGGACCGCCGCGCCAGATCGAGTTGTCGGGGTCCAGCGAGAGCACCTGGCGCTGCATACGATCGAGGGCATCTTGCGACAGCCCCGCAAGCATGTCCTGGTCGAACTCTTGCACGGCGCGGCGACCGCGCGCCAGGCCACCGGCGACATCCTCGAGCACTTCGCCGCCGACACCGCCGACACGCTCTCGGGCTTGGCGTGCGCCGTACTCGAGTCCACCAAGCGCCATCTCGCCGACCTGTCCAGCACCTGCGGTGAGCGCACGGCCGAAATCTTCGAAACCACCGGGTTCCTCGGGGGCAACAGGGCGGGGCTTCGTAATCTCCGCGTAGAGTCCGTCGAGCGTGCTTTGAAAATTGCCAGACGCGCCGCCGCCCGGATCCGGCTGTTGCGACAGGTCTAGGCGTGGGGTCGGAGGAGTCAGGTCGCCGGGCTGCGTCGGCTTGATCGGATCGTAGCTGAGCTTCTTCCCGAACAACTCCTCATACTGCTGCTCGAAAGTCGCCACTACTGAACTCCGAGGCGTTGCGCGAAGTCGTCGAGCTGGCCGCGAGCATCTGCTTCACGGACGAACTCGATCACCTGCGGGTACTCCCAATTCGACTGCTTGTAAATCTGCGACATCACGCTCATCAAACGATCGGCCTTGGCCTGATCGGTCAGCGACAACATCTCGACCGTCTTCACGAACGCAGCGTTGGCGCGATCGAGGTCGGATTGCGTGCGGGGCTTCGCGCCACCCGCCCCTTGCCGCTCGGCGTTCATCATCTGCGCGCCGGCCATCATCTCATACGAGCGAGCGTTACGCTGGGCGATATCCATCTGCGACTGCGCCTGCGGCTTCTCGACTTCTTCGTACTGCTGCCGCGTGAACTGCTCGTCGCGCCAATCCTTCGTCCATGCGCGGAAGGCGTTGGGGTTGGCCATGTTCTCGATCATCACGGACAAGCGCTCGGAGTTGAGTACCATCGGGCTACCGACCGACTCGCCCGTCTCCTCGTTGCGCCCCATGCCAACGAGCACAGGGTTGCCGTCGACGCCCTTCGTTACGCCGATCTTCACATCGGAGCCGTTCGGGAAATACTGATACGCCGCGCGCAACGCCGACGCGGCGGCGAGCGGGTTGCCACCTTCGAGGTGCAGCAACGCCTGCTGCGCGTAATCGCGGAACCCCTGCATCTGCAGCTGCGTGACCTGCTGGTGCGCCTCGGTCGGGTTCGCACCTTGTAGCATCGCATTGCGAACCGCACGCGCACGGTACTCCACCCAATCCTTGACGGACATGCTGGGAATCTCGGAGGGCGGCACGTTGACCTTCGAGAAATCAATCTCGCCGGGCGGCTTGGTCCCTTCCGTCGCCTGCTGGACCATCCGCTCCCCTTCACCCTTCGCGGCCTGTGCAATGGCTTCGTCGGGGGTAACGGGAACCGGAGGACCTTCCTCGGGCTGATCGAGCGGCTTAGCCGCATCGGTCGGCGACGCCGGAATCGCGGACTGCTTGTCGCGATACATCGAACCCGCCATGCTGCCGGTTAGTATATTACCAAGGTCGGAAGCCGCACCGAGCGTACGTATACCGATATCGCCCAAGAGCGACGGATCGTTGGTCTCGAGACCAAACCGCCGCCGGTAATCTTCAGTCGGCGTGTACCTGGTCTCGATCGCAGTACCTACGAGCGCAGGAAGCGCAGCGATCTTACCTGCCACGTTCACACCGCGACGGGCAAGGCTCGCGCCACGGCGGGCAAGCGAACCCACACGAGACATCAGCGAGGGACGCTGCGGAATCGCCGATTCGGTACGCGAAGCGACCGTAGCAGGATTGCGCGCACGCTCAGCGGCGGCGCGGCGGCGGATCATCTCGTCTTCGTCTGCAACGTCCGTAACGTTGCCGCCATCGGCAAACCCCTGCGTCGGAATAGCTTGCTGCCGCTGCAATTCCTGCATACGGTCGATCGCATCGTAGTCGCCAGGGGGTGTCTGCATGCTGCGGCCACCGCGCCGGAGCTCGCGGCGCTGCCTCCACCAATTCGCCAGGCGCATATACATCGGGTCGTCGTTCGTCTGGAACTGCCCAAAGTCGACGGGATCGAGCCCGTACATCTCCTCCGCCTGACGGATCGCGCCGCGGCGACCGAGGAGCTTCTCCTCGTCGAGCGCCAGGTCGTAGTCGTTCGCACGCTCGATTTGACGAGCAAGGCGCGCAGTGTTTCGGACCTGCTGCCCCTTGGCGAAGTTACCTGCGATGTCGAGTTGGATGGGCATGTTACGCCGCCTGCCGCATGGGAAGCGCGGCCTTCTGTTCAGCTGCGGGGACGTGGTAGCGCTCGACGAGCTTATCGAAGAACTCCGTGCCCTTCGCCTTCACGACGTCGGCCGGAATCACATACTCGCCTTCGGAGAGCTTGGCCGGCACGGCGTCGTCGATACCCGAGCCGTCACCCATACCCATCTGAGGTACACGGCCGTCGGCCATGAACGGGACCGCCTGCTGCGCCGTGCCACCATCGGCCATCATCGCCATGCCGGCGATACCAGACGCAGCATTGATCCAGTTCATCGTCTGATCCTGCTTCGCCTGCCAGCCCTGCATCTGGTTCTGGTAACCAACGTTCATCAGGTTACCCGCTTGCCCATAGTTCTGCCCTGCCACGCCCATGAACGGAACCGCCGAACCAAACGCCGCAGTACCCGCACCCGTCGTCTGCGCACCACCAGCGATCGCCGCACTACCCGCACCTTGCGCACCGGCGTACTGGCCGGCCACCTGGCCTGGATATCCACGACCGATGTTAATCGCCTCGGAGCGCAGCGCGCGACCGACATTCTGCACGTTCTCGCCGGCTTTCTGAGCAGCCGCTGCTTGAGCTGCGGCTTGCTGCGTACGCACACCGATGTCGAGCGCAGCGTTGCGCGTCTGCGAAGGATCAACGCCGTAGCTTTCCAAACGCTGTAGTGCATTGCGCCGCTGCGCATCGAACTGACTGTTGACCGTCGCGATTGCTTTGCCGCGCTCCTGCATCATCCGCTCGGGCGACGCAAAGCTCTCGGCTTCCTTGACGAGCGCGTCCTCGAGCGGTTGGAACATCTGCTCGTAACGAGCGCGATCTTCCTTCGCGAACTTCGCCTGGTCCTCCATCGCCGGCAGCTGAACGTTCAGCACGCGCGAGAGCGTCTCGCGGTTCATGCTGTCCTGTTCGCGCGCCCACGCGAGCTGCTCCCGAGCAGTCTCCTGGGCCATCCTGGCGACTTCTAAGCTACCTTCGGTGACTCCCGACAGGTCGGGGGGCGGCGGCGGATCGCTGCAGCAGGACATCAGCCTGCCGCCTTCGAGCCGTTCAAGCAGCCGCTGTTGAAGTGGCTTGCGCATCGGCAACTCCCATGTCCTTCACGTAGTAGGTGGCAACCGCCCGGTACCCTTTGCGCTCCAAGAACGCGCCGATGTCCGGTCCGCCCGCAGGGGCCTTGCTGCTCATCCCGACGTAACGACAACCGAGCTGCTTGAGACAGTGTTCGGCGTATCGCAGTAGGGCGGGGGCGAGGCCACTGCCGCGCACCGCCTTGGTCAGAAACAACGCATCCTCGCGCGCCGTGTAGACGCCCTGAGAGTGCATATCTCGAAACACGTAGTACTGAATGTAGCCAACCATGCGGCCGGCCATGCGAACCGTGAAGACCACGAACTGGCCGGCCGCTTCCGACGCAGCGTAGCGTTGATAGTCGGGGTCGAACGGGACGGAGAGATAGAGCTTCTCCGTTTCGTTGTAGTGCTCCTCGTGCAACACGCGGAGCTCCTCCACCATGTCCTTGATCTTCTCGTGCCCGATGACGACCACACCGTCGTCGCGGTGCTCGACATCGAACGCGTAGTACTTCGGCTTACTCAATTTCGCATCCAATTGATGAAGAACGCTGCAGCGGCGATTAGCGCCGACACCGTTGCGGTTACGCCAGCGAAGAAACCGATCTGCTTCTGCTGGCGCTCCGCTACCTGCTTGATCATCTCCTCGAGCTTGTCGAGCCGCTCGTCGAGGCGTTGAAAACTCTCGCGATCGTGCTCGGTATGCTCGCGGAGGACTTTCTCCACCGCACCGTCCATTACAGCTTACCGGGATTGGTCGGTGTCTTACTGACTCTAGCAGTAACTACCATCGTCACCCAAACCACCGCGCCGCCGACGAGAAATACGACCGGGCCTTGCTCGCTCGCACACGCCTGCAGGAGGTAAGCGTTCACCTCGTCGTAGAACGGTACGAGAGCCAAGAGCGGGAAAAGGCCGGCGACGCCCGATTTGGTCGACGTACGAAGCCCGGCGATGACTTGCAGTACCTTGTCCATCTGAGTCTCCTCGAGTGGTGGAAGTCCCTCGCGGCGTCTTCGTCGGCGTTCTTTTCTGCGGTTGCGTCGCTCTTTCGAGAACGGGCGGAAACTTATCCACCATGCCGCAAAACGCTTCAGAGCAGCTGCTACTAACGGGTTCATGTTACCCCCCGGCTATCCGGGCGGCAAGTTGGTCGGTAAATCCCATCAAGCGGTTGATCCAGCCCCGCAAATTAGGCAGGTCGGGGTCGGCCGGGAGCTGGTCGCTCGCGATCTTGGCGTAGAAGCGCCCCCGGATGCCGATCAACAGTAAGAGAGTAGCCACGGGGTTCCTGGCGCGCAGTAGCTCGAGCGTTTTGGGGCCGACGCGGCCGTCAACTTTCGCCCCTATAGCTTCCTGCAGCCAGGAGGAGGCTCGGAATACACCGTGGTTCACAGCACAGTCGACAACGAACTCCTGAACGAAGTCGTCGTCGATTAATGAAAAATTCGGCTTGACGATGTACTCGGTGTAGTAAAACCCGCGCGCCTGCTGTTCGGTGATAGCCTTGATCTCGTCGATCGTTGCCGCCCTGCCGATGTACGCGCTCCACGACTTCTGCGTGATGCCCCATTTCGTTGGACCGCCACGATCCGACGCCTTGTTGGTATACGTGTCCCAACCTTCGCGCTTCAGAATCTCTGTAATGAGCTCATTCATGTATACGCACTCCCCGGCACATTTGTGGTATTTCGTGCCTCACCACTTACGACACCCTGATCTGAACGACAGAACCGTTGCGGTAGAGGCCATTCACTGGCACACCTGCCGTGGCGGCGGCTGAATCGTCGGCGGCGTTGACGAGACTGACGAGACTGATACTCGTTGCTGTCAACACGATTGAATCAATCGTCGTACCAGTTCTGTCGATAGTGATAGCCGGACCAACCGCGCCGACATCATCGTTCCAGGCACCACCGATGGTTAGTTGTTCTGATACGGCGTGAATCGTCCATATGCGATTGTTAGCGGCTCCCGTCGTCTGGTTGAGCAGGAGAGTCGGCGACGACGAAGCCAAGACCGCTCCCGCCGCCGTCGCGCTTGTGAACCCTTGTGTGGACGTGAGGCCGTTATTAATCGTGGTAGCGCCGTTGAGGGTGATCGTGCCAATCGTCGTACCTGTGCGTGTAATCGTCACTGCTGTCGCGCCCGACCCGTCAGCGTCGGTGCGGGTGTCTAAGAACCAATCACCTCCCGAGGTCGTTATCACCCAGAGCTTTTCGTTGGTGTCGGCGTCGGTTTCATTGAACAGCAGGCGGGGTTGGGTGGATGTGAGAGTGGTTGCGCCGTCAGCGGCGATCCGAATCCGCATTGTGTCAGCCGTGCCGAGCTCCAATGGGTGGGTTGACGTTGAGGTCATCGCCATACTGTTAGCCGTGAACCCACTACCCATTTGAGCGCCATCACCCGCAAATCCGAACGCGGTTGCGTTGCGCCTGTATGCCGTATAAGGCCCGTTGGCAGCAGACGAGCTGAATGACGCGATGTTTGCGGCGCTACCTGAAAATGTGGTTGTGCCGTCAGCGGCGATCCGCAAATGAGGCGAAGTCGCGCCGCCCGCTCCAAACTCGATTGCCTGCCCGGGTCGCCCGGCAAGGGCAAGGGAGTCGACAGTGAAGCCCACACCCATCTGTGAACCATTGCCCACATCGCCGAACGGCGTGCCGCTGCGCGAGAACGTGACATACGGACCGCCCGCGTTGGTTGAGTTGAAGATCGCTACCTGCGCTACGCCGCCTGCTGGTGTGTAGGCGTTGTTCGCATCCTTCAGTGGGACGTTGGACGACAACGCCGCGTCCGGCACCACTGTGTTCGGGAACATGCCCGCTGTGAGCTGTCCGAAGTTAAGGGCGTCGGAAGTACGACGCAAGACACGATCGTTCGCACCTGCCGCGATCTCATCCATGACGCCAGAGCTATTCGCTGACCGCCCGAGCACCGACAACGCGTCAGCGTTCTGCAGGTGGGCAAACGCTACACCGCCGTTTACAAGCGCCGCAGACAACGACGGCACAGTGTCGTTATACGTCCACGATATTTCGCTGCTATTCGTAATCAGGGCGCCGACAGTATCCTCGACAAACTCGGCGTCAACACTACCGCCGTCGCCGCCCGCAAGGGCCGCTGCAAAACCGGTTTGCGGGACAATCTTGGTGCCTTGTACTTTAACTATGCCAAGATCAACGAGCTCACCAAGCCGTACGAAGCTATTCAGGATGTCTCGGTCCCGCCGTTCATGTGTCTGCAGGGCGGCTTTCAACGCTCGCAAAAATTCAGAGTGTGATTTCAGATCGTCGCCGGGATCGGGCAACGCCGGATATCGGCGGTTAGGGTTTGTGGTTAGGTCTGCCATCACACCGCCGCGAGGCCCTTCGCGGTCTCCGCAATTTGTACCGAGTATACGGCTGTGTTGCCAACCATCTCGAACTGCCACAGGTCCGACTTGAACCCGGCCGGCAGCCGCACGATCCGCTCGTCACTAACCACGGTGTCAAGGATGATGCCCCGCTTGCCGCAGTACACCGTGAAGCGCACAGCAGGGACCTGGAACAGCATCTGTGTGATCGGGTAGAGCAAGCTACCGCCAAGCGGCATGCGAATCTCGGGCTCGGTCCAGCCCGGAACAAGGTCGACACCTTGCGGCGCACCACACAAAACATGCCCACCCAGCGTGTTGAGCGGCCCTGCTGCAAACCGCGACGTGTTGAACGGCTGGTAGTACGTGAGGACGTCGGTCGTGATGTCGTTGTCGTCGGTATCGAAATTTATCCGAATCGCGCCGAAGTTGATCGGCTTGGGCGTCTGAAACACCTTCGACTTCCAGCGCCAATACAGACGCTCCGCATCCTCCGGGTCCCAATCCCACACACGACCGTCGCGAAGCAGGAGGACATTGCCCGAGTACTTGTCCGTCTCGATCCCAGTCACGTTGTCGAAACGATCGAGCTCCACCAACTTGGTGGATGGCTCGGTCGGGTTGAACACGAAGCCGAAGCTCTCGCTGTTGAACGCGATGTACTGCAGGCCGAGCTGCGCCGCGAAGATGTCTTCAGGGTTATACGCCGCCCATTCCTCTTTCGTGAGGATGTCCTGCGTGATGACTTGGACACCGGCACCGTTGACCAGGACGAGGCCGTTGATCGACGGATAGTACGCACCGGCCACTGTCGCAACCATGCCGCGACGAGATAGGCAGGGCTCGACCGCATCCATCTTCTGCATCGTGAACGACGCCGGATGAACTCCCTGCCCCATGTACGGCTGCGACTCCGTACCGATGATCAGCGTGGAACCCCATACGACAAGTCCTTTGATCGGGAACTCGGTGGAAAGCTCGTACTCGGCCGGCCACGCGTGCGGGCGATACGGCTCCGAGAATACCAGCCGCCGGCCAACCCAGCCAACGAGATAGCCGTTCGGCATCACCACCCAACCTTCGAGATCAGTGGGCGGCTCGACCCACGACGTCGACTCGAGGACGCTGTTGGCGGCGACATCTTCATTCGTGCTCGTGTCGTCGTACGTTGCCTGCGCGAGCGGAATCGTATCGACCAAGAAGAACACCGCAGAGTCCTCGGTCGGAACGGTGCGATAGATTCGCTTGTGTGTGATCGCACGGCTACTCGAATCGGGCACCGTGGTATCCATGCCGGACAGCGACCACGTACCGGAATCGGCACCAGTAACCAATGAAGGAGGCGAAGGCGGGCCTTCTTCCCCCCACTGGCTCAGGAACGTATAGACGTAAGCGCGCGTCTCGTCGGAGCCGGCGGGCTCTGCAACAGTCGGCTCGTTCGCTGGCGTCGGTACACCGAGGAAGTACTCCGGCAGGTCGCCGAAGATGCGAATACCCGTGTTGTACTTCGGCCGACCATCACCTGCCCAATAGTAGCGATCGTACGCATCGTTCACGATCGGCGAGCGCACGACATCGACGTCCTTGCTGTCGAACGCGAGCCACACGTCGCCGTAACCATAGCCACCGGGATCGACGACGCGGAACACGCGCTGAAGCTCGGTGTAGAGGTACGATAGGTCCGCAACTTCTCGCGGCGCGCGGAAGCCGCGCAGTTCACCTTGCAGGAGCTTGGTGTTGCGCGCAGTCGTGGCAGCCATCGGCGGCAGGAGCCGATTGCTCACGCGGGGGACGATGCCCTGGAAGCCTTCTAGTTTGATGCCGGCCATCGTCAAATCCCCGGATACGGTTCGAATGGATCGGTAGGCGGCGTGAACGCGGCGCTGTAACGACATACCTTCGAAACCCGAATCTCCTCGAAGTAGCAGTCGAGGTCCGAGTTATCCGAAGCGTGGCCCCGGCAAACATCGAACGACGACACACCAGCGTTGTCGCCACCCACCGTGCCGGAAATTGTACCCGACTGCTGCAGCACACCGTCCATGAACATACGCACTACGTTCGACGCATCGCGCGATACTGCGAAATGAATCCATTGACCGGTCGGCACTAGATCGCCGACGTTGGCCGTCAGACCACCGGCGGAGCTATTGAACATCATCCGCCCAGCCGGGGCGACCGCCAACTGGATAAATCCGGCGGCGGGAAAGTTGAGGTTGTTGGCGAAGATGTTGTCGTACGAGGCCGTGAGCTCGTTGATGTAGAACCACCCCTCCCAAGTGAACTCGCCGGGGAACACGAAGTCCGTTGCGTCGCCTTCGACGCGCACGAAGTCCGTTCCTTCCGCCGTGGTGCCGGGGTTCAAGAACGACTCATCACCGAACTTCGCTTGTACGTCAGAAACAGCACCATCGCCAACGAGAGTAACGGTCGGGAAGCCGGTCACTTCGTAAATCTCGCCGCCTTCGACGTGGATCAGCATGAACGTTTCGAAGAACGCTCCATCGACGCCAACTTCGTTCGATTGCTCGTCGTCCGCCGTAGACAGCGCGTCCACTGCGAGAATGTAGTAGTCGTACACCGACTCCGGTGCAAGCCCCGTGTCCACGACAGGCGAAGTAGCGTCGGCCTCGAGTTGCGCAAACGCGGCGCCGCCGACCGAGCGCCACACCTCATAGTGATCGACGACCATGTTCACGGCGTCGGTCCAAGTGAGCGTGGCTTCGCCACTGGACGTAATTTCTGCCGACAACACCGGAGGGGTAGCAGCGGGCACGTTCACTAGCTCGATGCTCGACTGTACGTTGTCGCCGGCGGTGGGGACTGCTAGCACATAGTATCGGTATGCGATACCGCGCTCGAGCTCATCGTCGACGAACGGAGACGTGGCATCGGCGTCGATCTGCGAGTAGGCCCCGCCATCTTCGTTGCGCCAAATTTCGTAGTGGTCAGCGCCCACAAGATCGCCCCAGGTGAGCGTGATTTCTTGGATGTCCGTTAGCGTAGCGGTGAGTGCGAATAGCCCGATACCAACCTGCTGCTCGAAGAACGCGGCGGTGACGCTGTGAACGATGACGGTGCCAGCAGCCCATTCACGCGCCGTCGTGCCTTCTTTACCGCGCTCGACGGTGAAGGTGTCGTTGGCTTTCGCCGTCACGTACATGATCTCGAACGTAGAGCCCGAGCCGACGATGATCGCGAAAATCTCACCATACGTCGTGTCGGCGGTCGGAAACACCGCCCCTAGTCCCTCTTGCACGCGCACCGTAGTAGTGTCGGCGGAGATAGTCTCGAGCAGCGTCGACCGCGCGAAGTTGGCGAAATTGAACTGTCGCAGTTCGGACATCAGAGGTCTCGCAGATATTCGAGCACGCCGGCGGTGAGTTGATGCGCGACGAGTGTCCCCGCCGGAAATGCGAGCGCGACGGTGTTCTCTTGCGCACGCACGACCTCGAACGTGTCGCCGTAGAAACGCCGGGTGCAGTACATGATCTCGACTTCGCCGGTGTTGGGATGCTTCAAAGTGATCGCGAACTGCTCTCCGTACACCGGATCGGGAAACACATCCCCGCCACCGGCGACCACCTCGAGCTCAGTATCGACGGCGGCAATGTCGGCGGCGAGGATCGCGGAGGCCCGATTTGTAAACACGAAGTCGGTCATCACGACACCTTCATGATGAAGTAGAGCTGCTTGTAGGTCGGCAGGATGGAGATACTCGAGAGCGAATGCGTATGTGCGCCGTCCGACACCGCCGCAGCTGTATGCGTGTGCGCGCTGCCGCTACCCTTCGCTTCTGTCAACGGATTGCCGGCGCTGCTGGCGGAACGATGCGATTCCGTACCGCCGGCGTTATAGACAGCCGGTACACCGTTCATGTTGCCGCCGTGGAAGTTCTCGTCGACAACGCCGCCCGTCGAATTCGTACCGAGAATACCGTGCGAGTGGCTCGGCATCTCCGCTTCGGTGATAGCGTGACCATCGACGGACACGGTGTGGGTGTGAGCACCGCTCGAGTCGGTGTTACCGGACGCCGTTGTAGCGCCGCCGGAGCCGCCGAGCGTGAACGATCCGCCAGCACCTCGGGGGAACGCGCCGCGCATATCGGGGGTGCCGTTGCTGCCGTCGCAAAGCTGCCAGCCGGTCGGCAAGGAGCCGAGGGAGCCATACCACATGATGACGGCGCCGACGGGCATCCGCTCGGCGATACCGTCGTCTTCCGTCAGGATGGGGGAGCCGCCGGCCGTGGCCTTCGAGCCGTCGCTCGGTACGAGAATCTCATTCGAGTCGTCGTCTTCCGTGCCGCGAATGGCCGTACCGACGAGCTGTCCGCCGACCACCACGGTGTCGCCGGTGAGTCGCGCGTCCTGCGCTTCGTTACCTGCGAAGTCGAGGTCGCCGGTGAGTGCATCGCCATCGCGCTGCACCATCTGCTCGAGCGTACCCTTGGTGTTACGAAGCTCGCAGCGCGTCGCACCGTTTGTCCACGCCTGTGCCGAAGTGCCTTCCTGCCCGCGCGTAACGGTGAGCAAGTCACCCGTTCGACTCGTGCAGTGGCAAATCTCGAGATCGCCGGCGGCGTTGACCAGCGCCAGCTTGAAATACTCGTTTGCGCCAGGGGAGGGGAACAGCGCGCCTTCGGTCGAGGCGACCTGCACCGTCAAATCGGAGTCGCTGATGCTCGCTGCGAGTAGCGAGCTGGCGTCGTTAGAGAACAGGATTTTGGACATGGCTAACCCCTCGTGATCTCACGAATGCCGATCAGCATCTCGTCTTCACGAGTTTGCCCGACGCTCGTAGTAATGGTGAATGTCACCACATAATCCTCGCCGTCTTCGCCGCCACTCACGTAGTAGGCGAAGCGATCGGAATCCGGTCCGATCACAATGTCGTCGACCACGAGCGGAGTATCCGTGTCGTTGTCGATGGCCGCTGTGACGGTGAGCACGCGCTCGCCTTCCTCCAGCCACTGATCGAGTTTGAACAACCGACGAATACGCTCGTTCGGTTGCTGCACCACTCGGCCTGCTTTCGAATATCGCCCTAGTCGCATCGGGAGCTCCGGATCGTGGGTTCGCAGCAGTCGTCACCCTCCTCGGGGGGAGCGCATACGACGTGCGTGCGGACGTTCAAACGCGTGTCTAGCAAAACGGAGGGCAGGACTAGTGTAATCCCACCCTCAAGCTCGGCCAAAGCAATATCGTCGGCGATGAGGTATGTGTCGATCGGGCCTACCAGCTCGCCATCGGTGAACTGAAAAAACCCGCCGGGCGGGCTGATGTAGTAGACGAAGATGTCCTCGCCGGTGGGGGTCTTCGGCGCGCCGATGATGCTATCGACATCGTAATGCGCAATCAGCGGTGAATACGCCGGGGCGCCCGTGTCCTGGTACAGAACAACGTGCGTGATCTCAAGGTTGCTCAGCAGCTGCAGGAACCCTGCGGGATCGGCAACTGCGAGGCCGTTCGCGAATGTCCGGTTCTCGAGCGCATTGCTCGTCGCGATGATGTGCTGCGACGGCAGCTCATCGACGTAGATCAACGACCCGTCGTACGAGAAGCCGGGGCCTAATAGGATTGCCTTGATGTCCTCAGCGGTCCAGTCGAGCGTCTCGTTCTGAAACCCTACGACCGCTGCGGGGTAGACGTGGGTGGTCACTACACACCCCCGATCCGCCCAGGACGACGTACCCCCCAGCCAGACGGGAATCCCCACACCTGCGCGCCGACGTTGCCCTGCTTCGCCTGCCCTGCATAGCGCGCGATCCAGTGATTGAACTGCTTGCGCCGCATCATCCCCAGCTGCCCGGACGAGTACGGCTTGTTCGGGTGCATGAACATCCGCGCCATGAACCCGTCCATGATCGCGTCGTAGTACTTGATCTCCGCCACGCGCGGCAAGTGGTCGACGGAGACCTTCGGAGTGAGTGCGACGTGGAACGTGAGCGCATCGGCGACATCGGCGGTCAGGTCGGGGTAGACCTCCACCGTGTCGGGCGCATCCGGCGAGTAGTACGAGTTGGGCCGATCGGATGTCGTCGTGCTGTTGACGGGCATGATCGGGCGGCGGGGCAGCGGTGCCAACCACGTGCCGTCGAAGCAGACACCCAGCACGCCGACCACGTTGGTGTAGTCGTCGAGCGGCGACAGCCAATACTGCTTGCGGCCGGCCTTCGCGTTCTGGTTCTCGATCAGCGTCTGCCAGGCGTAGGACCGTTCGAAGAATTCACGGCAGGCGAGAACGAGCTCGCGTGCGGCCACGGACCGCACGACACCAGGAAGCAACGGAAGCGCGTCCTTAAGCCACCGATCTAGCGTAACGTCGCAAGCGCAACCTTCGCCCTCGATAAAGACTGAATCGACCATCAGAGCCCCAGGATCGTGTTGCGGAACTGCGTGAGCAGCATCGCTGCCCGGCCTTCGTCAGTGAACTCGTCGTCCTGCACCTCCGCCATTCCCACCATGAAGGAGAACAGCGGGCTATAGAACTGCATATCGAGCTGGAATTCCTCGGTCGTCAAGACCTGATTGGTGCCAGGCGTACCGCTTGCGATGACTTCGGGCACGTTCAGCGCATTCGCGTCAAACAGGTCGTACAGCGCATCCGGCCGCATCCGGCCGATCTCGTTCAGACCACGATTGAGAATTTCGATGTAGAAGGAATCTTCATTTCGGTAGGGCGCAAGGTTGTCTTGCGTGAAGTTGCGCACTTCCGAAATGAGATTCGCATAGGTGCGTGCCACGGTGGGTCTCGCTCAGGCGGGGAGCCTGGAGGCCGAAACCTCCAAGCTCCCTGCCGGGGTTGGATCAACCCTTGGCGAGAACGCCGCGGCCCATCGCGACGCCGTTCACGACCTCGAAACCATACACCTGGAGGCCGCGCAGCAAGTTGCTGAACGAACGCTCCGAGCGCAGGGTCTCGAGCTTGGTGAACTGCGACGCGAAGGTGAGCGCAGCATTGGTGCCGAACAGCACCGGCCACTCGTCCGAGTACGTCGAGTCGCCGAGCAGCAGGTTCGACTGGTACAGTGTGAACCGGTCGATCATGCCGAGGCGCCCGTTGCGCAGGATCGAGCTACCGTCGCCGGTCAGACTCGCGTCCTTGAGCTCGGACTTCTTGATGCGCGCCGAGACCCACGCCGGAATGACCATCCAACGGCCCGTCTCCGGAATGTTCTGCTCGTCGAGCACCTGACCCGCGTTGACGATGTAGTCGACGATCGACATCGAGTTGGCGTTGGTGGAACCGTCGCCGGTGCCTTCCGCAGCCGAGTTGACGAACAGCGGATCGCCGTAGTCGCCGAGGTCGATGTCACCCGAGATCGCGCCGGCCGTGTTGCCGAAGTTGCTCGAGTCGATGCCGACGCCATCGCCGACCGGGTTCGCGCTGGCGAGAAACGCCAGGACGTCGGTGTCGACGGCAATCTTCATCTGCTCGGCAGCGTCTTCCGACCAGACGTTCATCAGGTCGATGTCGGCCTGAATCTCCATCACGTCGTCCAGGGCAACGTTGAAGTACTTGCCTTGGTCGATCAGCAACTCGACGAGGTTGCTCGACGGACGCTCGATCACGAGGTCCTGGTTCGCCGAGTAGTCGCGGATCGTGATGGTCGGGCGGGTGCGAATCTTCACCTTGTCGCCCTTGTTGCTGATCTCACCCTCGTAATCGGTGTTGCTGATCGCGGCAAGGACAGTCGCGGCGTAGAACTTCTCGAGCAATTTGCCCGACCAAATCTCCGGAATGAAAACGCCCGAGTAGGCCGGCGACGGAGCCGC